GTCGCGCGTTACCCGCATACAAAACCCGTGGAAGGACCCGCGATAGGGGTCTCAATGGTTTGATCTCCCTAGATACAGGAGATTGTAGCCGTTTGTTTCAGTGTGCAGTTCTGTCCATCTGGTGTTGAGTTCCTTCCGCCACTGGCTCTCTGTCCATAGCGTGAGATGTAGCGTCTCTCCAATCAACTGACCGCAGGAGTCTGGCGTTAAAGCAATTTGAAATAGCATCAGGTCTGTCGTTGCGTGGTGGATACAGTCGAGCGTCTGGCTGACCATCTCGGTCGGGATATGCTCCATCACATCCGAGCAGAATCCGTTCTGTGCTTTGAGATAAGACGGGAGATGCCATAGGCATGAGTCGATGAAGTCTATGTTTTCGACCTCGACCGCATTCGGCGCGAAGTCGACCATAGTGACTTCATGCCCTAGATCATGGAACCGCCATGATGCTCGGCCTGTTCCAGATCCGAAGTCTATCAGCGTCCCGATGCTTCCATATTTCTTGAACATTGAATGAGCGATGCCGATGATCTGCTCGGCAGGAGAAAAGCCGCGATACTCCGGCTGATCCCACATTCTCTTATATTTTGCCCGTTCCTGTTCGTGGATCATCGTCTTGTCATCACTGCTCGGCGGAAGGCATTGCGAAAATTCAAAGCAAAGCGACGATCGACAACCCGTCTTGCCGCCTCATAGAATGGGAACAGTTTCGGAATGTGTGCCTTTGGCTCCAAGAGATACCAAACCTTCAACGGCCCTCTCTTGAGCCTGTTTGTCTTGCGAATACCCGCCTCTTTCCCTGCCGGCCGTTCAACGATCGCATCCATGCCGGATTTGAGAGTCGTTCTAAAGAAACGGTTCTTATTCAGCAGATTACGCGGTTTATAGGCTTTTTTGACCGCTCCACCGCCGCCACGAATCAATCCTTCAACATCCCGAGCAGGAATAGCGATATTGTTTCCGAGCGGAGTCTTGGTGCCTGATGATTCAAGCCGAGCCAGATAGTTCCGGCTCAGACTGTCGAATATCGAGGCAGTCAGCATCCTCTTTGTCGCGTTCTTTACCCGCAGAGCCGCGTTCATGAATCTTGAATTGCGAACCGTAACCGATCGAGGCCATGTGTTCTGAACGATCTCCTGCCGAATATCGAAGGCTGTCTTGGTCAATGCCGCCGCAGTCGCTTGAGGAATTTGATTGCGATAGGATCGAATCTGCCGAGACAGAATGTCGATATTTGATTTTACCGTGATCTGCATCGTAATCCTTTTTTAACTTCTTTGAATTAGTCTGCTCACATCAAAGGAGATCGACCATGTTCAAACTTTTAGAAGCAACTATCGAGTTCGTCGGATTCAGTTTCCTGATGGCGGTTTTATTATCCTACTGGATTATCTTTTAGAAATCTATGTCGTCGTCATCGCGCCGCATAAACCGTTTGTCTGCCAGTTGCTGACCGCTGTTTGATTCAGGCTTTTCTTCCTTCGGTCGGAAGGCAAGGCTGATGAAACGAGCCGAATCGCGACCGATTTTGAACCATCCACTCAGCCAATATTCATTTGTTGCATTGCAATGAGGACAGATAATTGTCGCAGGACCGCGCATATCTGGATGCTTCTCTTGTTCTTTTTTCAAGTTCTTTGAAAGCGAACCTGTGTTCGTGTATGCCATCTGTTTGCTCGTCGATGCTTCTGGTCTTGATTTCCACATTGTGTGATTCCTTTGCTTTAATCGATTTTTAAGAAATACCAAAATTCTTGAGTGCCGACTTAACAAACTCGGCTCTTTCTCGAAGTTGTTCGTCGCTCAATTTTGGTCGCTCAGGCTCGAACTTGACGAGCCCCTTCGGATGCCCAATGCGAAAAGTTTCCGGCGCAGTATCCTTTCCGTTTGAGCCACCAACCCATTGCTTCGAATTGCGGAGCCAGTTGCGCCATGTAGCATCCCAATCCCGTTTCACTCCCTTCTGTCCTGCTACCGATCTCCAGTAGTCTCGAAACTTTGCCAATTCAATTTCATTCAATCCATCTTCAGGTCGAGGATTCCAATTCTCTGGAAGTCGCGTCCCACGCGACAAATATTTTGCCTCTTTCTCTTTCTCTACCTCTGTCTCTTTCTCTCTCTCTTTCTCTTTCTCTGTCTCTGGTAGATCATCTTGATATCGTTCTGATATCACGTTGATATCATCTTGTTCCAACCAATGAGATAGCTTTGAAACTATTGATTTCATTTGATTTTCTGGAATACGCAATCGGAATGCTAATTTCCGAAGATCAGGAATTCTTCCATCATCCTCGGAAGCAATCACCCAGATCATAACAAGGCATTTTGCCGCTAATGGGTCGAGATCGTGCCAATCCAAGTCATCGAGAATATCCCGATACAACTTGATCCAAGGCGGTTTACGATCTTTGAAATGTTGAAACTTCGACCAGTTTTTAATGCGAAGTGACATAATTTGATCTCCTCTATTGAAGCGGAGATCGGCGAACAGTATAATCCTGTTCTCGACCTACGCCGCACTCGTAGGTATTCAGGCCGATAGAGTTTGCCGCTCTGTCGGCCTATTTTTTTACCTTATAGCGAAACCTCGCCGGATTCCAGTTGTTTCTTAAACTTGTGGAAACCGTGGAGAATTGTGGTGTGATCCCGATTGCCGAGGAACCGCCCGATCCTTGGAAGGCTCCAAGTGGTTTCTGTCCTGAGCCGATACATCAACTCCTGCCGAGCCGCGACCGCTTCTTTGGTTCGCCGATCGGATTCGATATCGAGCAAGAACTGATTGTGCTTCAGGCATACCTCAGCGACGATCCGCTTGATCGCATCCGGTATCGATTGACCGCGAATGTATTTCTGCGCCTGTTTCCAGAACTCGATTTCTTCTTCAAGTTTCTTCGGTGGCACTTCTCCATCCTCACCAGATAGGCTTTTCAAAAGCATAAAATCTCGATGGATTTTGAATTTTCTGATTACTTCTTCTTCAAGCCGCTTCTTTTCCCGTTCGCGTTGAATTTTTTCCTGCAACTCTTTTTCAAACTGCTTTTCTTTTTCTTCAAGGATTTTCTTGTATCGTAACTCGATCGCTCCTCGATCGATCCGCTCCCTTGCCGCTTTATATCGATCCTTCAGTTCCGTTCTCAGATTTTGCGATGATTTCACAATAGACAGTTCTTCCATAACGATTGATCCATTCTGCGGTTAGCTTTTGGCATAGGTAGTCATCATGAACTACTCTAGCATTGGTGATACAGTCTAAACTCGCTTTTAGAAGATTATCGAGATCACGTTTGCGTCGATCAGGTCGTTCGAAAACAAAATATGCTTCAAACGGTCCTTCGATCTTCACAAGCCCGATTTGTTGCCTGATAATCCAAGCATTCGCGTCCTGCCATGCTCGATATTCTTTTGTTTTGACTAATCCTTTACCTTTGACAGGCATCCAAAGATTATTCGTGCTCGGCGGAAACTCAAACTGAAATCGCATCTCGGCTCCTTAAAAAAAGAGGCCGGACCGTTGTCGATCCGACCAGTGGGGGAGGAACCCTAGAATTCAGATGGTCTCACCTTTCTTCGGGCTGTTCAAGCACATTCTGAGCATGATCTCGGCTGTGCATTCGATCTGTGCCTCATGCGCCAACTCAATCAATCGAGGCCAGTGATCGATCGGGATCGAACCTTGATTTCCCCAGAAAGTGATATTGCTCGGTGATCGACCAAGTGTCTGACCCAATTTCTTCGGTCCACCTAATTGCGTTAAAAATTCCTTAACCGTTTTCAAGTTTGAACTCCTTTGCGACAAATACTGTATGACTGCGGTTATTCCCGCGTTCTGGATATTTCACTCGCCGACCGCTATCGACGATCAATCCAACCTTCTCCAGTTCGCTTCTTCGAGCGCGATAAGTGGACATTTCTGTTTTGAAGTGACGGTTGAGATCGATATCTGTAAACCCGTTGTATCCCTGATTTATTGCATAGCTTAGAATTTCGATATGCAATTCACGCAGATTAGGGAATATAGATTGAGCCGCTTCGATTGAAGTGACTTTTGCATTGGTGCGGAATAAGTCCCGCTCCTGAATTTTCATGATTTTATCTAAGGCTTCGACGAAACTCATTTTGTTTCTCCTTTACAGTTTCGTTCAAACAAATTAAATTGTGATTCGTCAGTTGTAAAGGCTGAAAGGAGCCGTAAAATGAGTTATTTCGAACTGGCGAATATGGTTCACGACCTGTTAGAGTTGATTGCGAACTATTCCAGAGACCCATCCGATGAAAATTGGGACTTAATAATTCGTCAATCAATTCAAATAGATAGCAAAATTGAAATGAGTTATCCACAAGAAAGTGAGACACGAAATGGTCGAATCCCAAAACAATAAGCTGATTGTTGCACTGCACAAAGTCCAAGGCAAAATTTCTGGCGTAAAGCGCGACTCAACTAATCCGCATTTCAAGAACAGATATGCCTCGCTTGAGGCCGTCATCGATGCGCTCCGACCCGCTCTGCAAGAGAATGATCTGGTCGTAACGCAAGCACCTTCACGATTTACCGAATCCGGTTGCATCGAGATTATTACGACGATCTCGCACATATCCGGTCAATCTATGAGTAGTCGATTAGAAATTCCGGTATCAAAAAAGGATGCTCAAGGAACCGCTTCGGCGATTACCTATGGTTGCCGCTACTCATTGATGGCATTATTTCTTTTGCCCCCGATTGATGACGATGGCGAAGGATCGATTGATCGCAATAAAGATTCATCATTTCCGCGTGATGAAAGCCGTCCGGTTCGCACTAGTAATTCTTTGAAAAAAGAACAGCCTCAACGATGGACGGATGTGGTTCAAATGATTCGAGATTGCGAATCGAAGATTGATTTGAAAGAACTGAAACGCCTTCTTATGACAGAAGTTTCTGTATGGCCCCAAGCATGGCGTGATGCCCTATCAGAAGAATGGGATAAGCGTTACGACGAAGTTGCTTGATGCTGATCTATTATTTTACGATTACTATCGGGAGCGTTTTAGGCATTATTGCGCTCTCGATTTATCTCACGGTTAAAAAGTTATGAATGGATTTGCATCAAAACGAGCGATGACAATGAACAAAATAAACGACAACGAAATCCCATTGAGCGAACAGTATCGGATTATTGCAAAGAAATGGGTTGATGCTGATTCAGCCGCTTCGCTTATGGAAGAAAGCAAGAGTGCGGTCCTATCCCGCAAAATGCTTGAACTTGGCGATATGCCTGTCAGCAAAGCAGAGATGAATGTAAAGGCTTCCGAGTTTTGGATTGAATATATCGATCAGATGGTTAAGGCGAGAGCCAAAGCCGCGATGCTTAAGGTTCAACTCGAATATATTCGAATGAAGTTTAGCGAATGGCAGAGCGTCGAGGCAACCAGACGAGCAGAAATGAAACTATGAGACGATCAATATCAAAAAAAGAAAGAGCGGAGATATTCAATGCGCGTAATGGAAAGTGTCATATCTGTGGTCAAAAGATTCATTCGCAAGAGAAATGGGAAATCGAACATATCATCCCGCTCGCCCTTGGCGGAGAGGACTCTGGCGAAAACCTTGATCTGGCTCACCAATCCTGCCACCGAGACAAGACACGGGCAGATGTCGGTCGTCTTGCTAAAGCGAAACGACAGGCCGCTTATCACAATCATACAAAACTATCGAAAACCCCACTCCCTTGTGGTAAATCTTCCAAATGGAAGCGTAAACTGAATGGGAGCCTTGTTCTGCGCGATGAAGGCAAAACACGCGGATCACTGGAGATTGACCGCAATAGAGGAATACAAAAAAATCAAATCGGCTCAAAAAGTAGCCGATAATTTAGGCATCGCGCCAACTACCGTTCGAAACTGGATCAGGAACTATCGGCTCTCCGAGAATCTGGTCCCCATGACAGAAAGGCAGGAAAATCTTCACCAATTCTTAATTCAAAAGACTAGAATCATTCAGGAAAAAACCGACGATCCGAATGTCGTTCTTTTAGGGAAACCACCCGCAGGAAGATCAGCACTGGATCAAAAACGCAAACTCGAAAGAGAGAAACAAAATGACACACGCAAAAGACATCCTTTTTCAATCTGCAACTACTATCGAGAAACGCGGGACTGAATACGGACCCGCCTTAGAGAACTTCGAGAAGGCTTGTTATATCGCCACCGCAATCCTCGAAAAGCCGATCTCAGTTTACGATCTCTGCATCATTATGACGGCTCTGAAACTTAGCCGTATCTCTGCCAATAAGCGCCATGAAGATTCATTCGTCGATGCCGCTTCATATCTTGCCTTTGCCGCCCAATTCTCAAATCCTGAACCTACAGAGAAAATGCCTGCCGTTACTCAATTCAATCTTGAAGCCGTAAAGATGAAGATGGCTGATGCAATGCAGGAAAAGAAATGATCGAAAAAGATTGGAGCGATGTTGAAACCATAAATCAGTTAAAAGCTGAAATAATTGAGTTACGTCACGGATTAGAATGTGTGGTAACTTATTGGAATGAATGGAAAGATGCTCCAGATGATGATCCAACTGCACTATCATTGTTTGAAGTTGTTTTAATTGCTCAATCAACATTGAACGGGAAGAAATGACTAATTTCTGGCAACAATACGCAATAAACGTAAGAAGGAATCTTGAAATGTTTTATCGAAGATATGCGAATAAGCATTACTCAGGAAGTATCCACTTCGAATTTGATGAACGTGAATTTATCTTCGAAGGCAAACCATACTATGCCGCCGGAGAAGCGATTATTGAATATGAAGTTGAATCAGATGATTTCGGTCGAGAGGCTGTTCAAGATTATACAATCGACTCGCTTCATAATGTCGAGATCACTGATTATGAAGGAAATGATGTTCCTGCCACGCCGGAAATGATCAAAGAAATCGTCAAAGTTCTCGATGATACTCCAAACAATCAAGTGAAGATATATGAAGCAATCTTCGAAGATATTGATTGGTCTAAGCGAGATTGACGAAGTTTGAATATGCTCCTGCGAGTTTGGTGTCGTAGGAGTTCTTGGCATAGGCGGGACCGTTATAACCCTTAGCGAATCCCGCCCAATCCTTCGCTTTTAGCTTGTCGAGCAGACCCGCAGATTTGATAAATCCTGCCATGTGCCGAAGCTGATTTGCTTCCGATTCCATAGCTTCCGCAACCATGTTTTCGACCGAGTCGGCTCCGGTCATTTTCCAGTTCGACCCCATGATCTGACCAAGACCCCAACTGGTAGCCATTAGAGCCGCATCAGGCCGCATTTCATAAGCCGCCTCGATCTCCGCATAGACCGCATCCGATCCTTTTGGATAAGGCCGTTCGCCCCATTTCGGATAGGCCAATCCTGCCGCCGCCGCTTGGTCGAGCAGAACCGGATCATCCTTGATGAACTTATAGAAATAATGTCGCTCAAAAAGCGCCTTAGGACGGCCCGATTTGTCGAACCCACTTCCACCCGTCTCGACCGCAAGAACCGCCCTGAGAGCCGCTAATTCAACGCCTATGGTATCCGCAATAACGCCGATATCTTGAAGCGTCATTTTAAGAGCAGTTCCCTTGAATCCGTTCATTTTCTCAGTCCTTATTCGGTGTTGAGTTATAGATCATCTTGTCTTTTTGTTGGCTACCAGATGACGAGCCAAAATAGAAGGCGATGATCCCGCCCCATGCTGTTTGCAATGCTCCAAGCAAGAGAAGAAGCGCCTCGTTACCCGTAGTCGGAAGCCCATAGACGAGCATATAGAGAAGGATCGCAAAGAAGCCGACCGTGACGGATACCGCCAAAGCGCGAGGAATCCAATCCTTCGTCTCTTTCTGCATATCCCGCGCTGATTTCCGGTCGTCAGCCGCAATCCGTTCGAGATCGACACCGATCTGAGCCATCTTTGCCTTGAAGTCAGCATCGATCTGTTTCAGCGCCACCAACTGATCGGGAGAGGCATTTTGCATCGCATCATTCAATTCTTCTGCCGAGGCATTGCCATGACCGAAGAAAGCCTGACTGAGATATTTGACCGCCGTTCCTGCCAGTGGACCACCCAATGCACTCGCAATGCTTGGAGCAACCTGACCGATAATCGGTCCGAATGTTTTAAGAATATCCATCAGTCGTCTCCGTGGTTTTTATGACCTTTTGAGGCAAGCATAATACCGGAAAGCGTTCCGGTCAGGAAAGTCGCAATCGGTGCTATAAGTTTGAAGAACTCTCTATCATTCGGCGCTTGAACATCGACAGGCTGAGTGACGAATATGAGCGAATATAGGACCGCAAAGACGGTTCCTGTGAGCGTAATACAGAGGCTAATCCCAATGATAAACTGAAGTAAAGCATGGAGATCATGCTCGTTTATTCTCCTCCTTCTGTGGTGATGAGTCCGCATGGATTCTTTTGCAAGCTCTTTATCAACTCGTTTGAGCAAGTTCCTGTCGCTCGGCATTTTGGCTCCCGACATTCCTCATTCTCCCAATTAGACGGGTCTTGGCAAGCATATCGATAGCGATCTTCGCAACCAAGAAGCATGATTGAAATAACTGAAATCAAGACAATTCTCATTTCAGCCTCGAACCATCAGAACAACGACCATCACGCCGACAGCCACAATAACGAATCCAATCACGCCAGCAAACATGAGCAAATCTTTCTGCATCTCTTCTTTTTCTTTCAATGCAATCGCCGCTTGCCGAGCCGCCTGTTTCCGCATCTCGATGACTTCCCGCTGGATATTATCCCAAGCCGCAGGACCAAATCTGGCGATAAACATATTCTTGACCTCAAAGGCCATCTCATTCGCTTTTTTCTTAGCGGCATAGAGTTTAACCGCCTCCGCCTCAAAATCGGCCTGAGACTGAAATATCTTCTTTTTCTGAGGAGTTGAGGCGATCTGTGTGATCTGCGCGACTTTGGAAAATAATCCGCCTAATTTTTCCGCTGTCTCAATTACGTCCGAACCCGCATCGACGGCAGATTTGATCCCGTTATAGAGCGCAGTTGCACCCGCAAGGAGCGTGAACGGGTCCATGCCTCATTCCTTTATCAGCAAACCATTTATATAAATTGTGAAATCATTCGTTCCAGATGATGATTTTGCTTCGAAGGAAAAGTCTGTTTTTGCGGGTAGCGTGAACGGAGTTACTGGCTCGAATTTAAGCTGAGATGTCACGAATGTTGTTTCAAAGAACCTCAATTTAGGTCCATTGAATAATTGCATAACCGCGCGAGCGTAGCCGTATTTATTCGCGCCAATAGTGCCTGAAGTTATATCGACCTGAGTGATATAAAACGTATGATCGGCAGGAACAGTATAAACCGTTGATTGCTGAACGCCGAAAAGCGCAGAAACATGACCGTATGTAGTTCCACCATTAGTGATCTGGATATTGCCTTGGTTCTCGCCAGAAGCAATCTGAACATCATTAATTCGAAAAAACTGATTTGTGGTTGTAACCGGAGTTAAACCATTCAAAGTTACTGTTTCAGTGATAGGTTTATAATTTGCATCCAATCCGCCGATCACGAGGCCCATCGTATCGAGCGCAGAATCGGAAACGCATGACATCGTAAGAGCAGACGCAGGAAACGTATAAATCCCGCCGCCATCGTCCCAAACTGTCTGATAGGTTGTGCCAAAAGCCGATCCGGTAGCAAACCGATGAATTGCTTGGCAATCAGGATGAATCCCGCGATTTGCGTCCAGAAATACGTTTCGACTCGACGAGCCGTTAAGGTTCTGGATCGCCACGAATCAGTCCTTTTTCTTAAATCTTGAAATCAATCCTTGGACTGTCTTGGTTTCATAAATTCGAATCAGTGACCAGATCAAAGAGAATAACGCGGCCAAGGCTGGTAACGCACCCCATAGGGTTCCTACAACAGTTGTAATGGAGGCAAGATCAATGATCCATTTGGTGTGTTCATCAACGTTCAATGACATTTTCGACCTCCATTTTGATCAGTTCTACCCTAAAAATTGATCCGTCAAAAGTCAGGAAATCACTGCATCAGGAGAAACAGGCCATTGAAGGCTAGTCGCTACCGTCACAAACGCATCGAAATCAGCCGCGCCATTCAAATTTGCTTTATTGGTTGCCGCCGCAGTCCGAATTGCCGATCGATATGTCAGCCAATCCGAAGGAATATCTGTCCCAACTTCTTGCTTGCGAACAACCATCCAATCCGAAGTAAAGAGCATTGAATAAGCGGTTTGATCGACTTGAGATGACCATGTTTTTTTGAGGCCATCCAAGTCTTTCGGAACGCCATGACCATTTCCATCAACGTAATAGAACCGATCATCTGGACGCACCGGATCAGCGACTTCTGTGATACCGATAGCATCACGATCCGCTTGCGAGGAAAGCCGAAGCCAGTTTGCAGGATATTTTATATTATCATGCGTGAATGGAACATCGACTTGAAGTGGTGAACCGTTGAGAAGAAACATGATTACTCCTTATCGAGCGCGTGAGTATTGATTTACTGGTGTAGTAATAGCCAATTCAACAGGCCATTTACCTCTATTTATTCTATTAGATACAGTTCTCTTATTGATGCCAAAATAATCACACCAATCTGTGACGCATTTTGTAACACCATTAATTTCCAATAATCTTGTTCTTCTGGTATTTCTATTTTGTTCTTTTACGGTAGCCCATTTACAATTTTCAAGAGAATAGCCAAGATTATTATCAATTCTTTCAAGTGTGTGATTTTCTGGTCTTTCGCCCATATCTTGATAAAATTTACTAAAATCTTTCCATCTATCGCAAACAGTTATTCCTCTACCACCATAACTATTCCACGATTTAGAATTTTTATTTGTGCATCTATCAATCATCATTTGCCAAGAAGAATATTCTCTGCCGCGTTTTAATCCATGTTTAAAATTCAATTTACCAATCATAGATTTATGAACACATCCGCAACTTGTTGTATTACCAGAACGCAAAGAATTACCGCGAACCGTAACTTGATTGCCACATGAACATTGGCAAAAATAACTTAAATGCTGACCTAATCTGCCATTTTCTTTAATGACAAATAATCTTCCAAATGTTTTATTTAGCATTTCAGCTTTTGCACTCATTATCGGCCTCTGCTGTATTTAAACGGATTTTCACAAAACGCCGCCCACACATAGGTTCCGCCAGAAGCGTTTTCATTGGCGTTTGTATTTCTTAATTTAAACCCGTTTGACAAAAAATCATAAGGACTTGTTGCTGAACTTTCAGCATCAGATGTATTTGCAAACAAACGTGGTGTCACAACATTATATGGAGCGCGTGATGAATCTGTCATCACCCAATCATAACCAGCCGCATCTGTTCTTTTTGCAATTAAAAATCTAGGGCGGAAACCCGTGTACACAAACGGACCATCTGATGAGCCATTTCCTGTGTATGAGCCAAATGCACTATAGCCAGAGACAGCGGCGAAGCAGTAGGCAACATAGGTTGCGCCAGAAGCATTTGTTCCAATATCAGTCCCGACAGAAAATACTGATGATGTTGGTGCTGTGCTGTTAAATTGTGTTGATCCAGCAGTTGCCGCCGCAGTTGTATTCAAGACAAGCCACGATGATCCATTTAGAGCAACAGAAGATGAATACACAAGCCAATCAACTGCTGTTCCACTACGGCGTTTAACAAAAATCAAGTTCGGCGCAACGCCAAGACCATGACCGACAGTCGCGTTAGCACCTGTGCCAGTATAAGTTACAATACTAAACCCAGCCGTAGGATTAGCCGACACGGTAGATGTGATGGTGCCATTGGTGTTGGTTACGCCTGTGCCGCCAGCTTTCCATTGCCAACCGACATAGGTTCTAGGTGATGTATTTGTATCACCACCTCCGCCACCAGAATTGTCTAGAGAAAATCCTGTAGATGTCGCTCCAGCATAACCTGTCGCAGTTGTAAGTTCTGCACCAGTTGAGTTGCTAAGCAAACGATACGGCGGCGTTCCGCCTCTTACAACGTCAAATAACTGATGATCCGTTGCTGTGCTACGAGACTTAATCCAAACAAAGTCAGGTTGGAAAGTCGTGCCAATCGTAGTGTTGCTACCATTGTTGATGCTCTGACTTGCACCCGTACCAGTATAGGTCGTAGCCGCCATATACTGTGCGCCATTAGCAATGCTTGGTGCTGGTAAGTTATATGTATTAAGCGCATTGAAGCCAGTTGGCGGGGTGTAGGAGAATGGGCGTTGGCCGAAGTTGGTAGAGACATCACTGCTTGCGTTCATTAAGCTCATCGGCGTGAACGTGCCAGAAATGCCAGTAAATGCTGTGCCTTGTGATACGTTGTTTTTATAGAATGTAATTGTGCCGCCGTCTAAATCCAGCGCAACGCCAAGCACGTCG